ATTGAAAATGAAGAGACATTACCAGTTGAAGATATCCGCAAGGCAGTAGTAGAAGATAATTTACATGCATTGTTTAGACTGGTTGATAAAATTACTGAAGAAGATTTAGTTGATCTTGAACAGATTGCTGATACTATAGATAATGCCCCACGGGATCAATTAATTAAAGGTGCCGGTGAGCATTACTTTATAGATGATCTTCGCCGTGGAATTTTAGAGAAAAATTTATATTCAGTTTTTAGAGTGCTAGAAGAATTTCAAACAAAAGAACTTTTACCATTGTCAATGCCTATGGAAGATTTGCGTAAAGCAATTCTTGAAGAAAATATTTATTCAATATTTAGAGTATTAGCAAGGCTAGATGCAGAAAATAGGCAAATGAATGCGTTGCGCCAAGCAGTTGTAAATAAAGAAATTCGAGCATTAGTTGGTTTGTTTATTGAAAATCCACCTGCTTTGTTTGATACACTTCCAAGAGTTATAAGAACTTTTCCAGATATAGATCTCCGCGATGCTTTTTCCAGGGGACAAATTTCTAGTAAAAAATGGCTAGCAGATGAATTAAACACTAGACTTAGATCTCGGAACGGTATTTTTGTGTGCAGGATGGTATGGATCGTTAGCATTACTGTTGTTTGAATCAGGTTTAGAAGTTGAGAAGATTAGATCTTTTGATAAAGATGCCGAATGTCATAAGATTGCCGATACGATTAATAGACCATATGTAATGTCTGAATGGAAATTTAAAGCACAAACTGCCGACATTCATGAAATCAATTACACTGATGGCCATGAATATATTACTCTTAAAAGTAACGGTGAAGGTCAAAAATTATATGATAAACCCGATACAGTTATTAATACAAGCAGTGAGCATATTGAGAATTTCAAAGAATGGTACACTTCAATAGCACCAGGCACATTGGTTATTTTACAAACCAATGATTATTTTGAAATAGTAGATCATATTAATTGTGTTAAAAATATTGATGCATTTAAAGATATGGCACCTATGTCTAATATACTTTTTGAAGGTACATTAAATCTTGAATTTTATAATAGGTATATGTTAATAGGATATCGGTAGTGTATCAGTATAGTGATATCCGCACAGTACATTTAGAAGTTACTCAACGCTGCCAGGCGGCATGTCCTATGTGCGATCGTAATATGAACGGCGGCGCCGACAATCCGCATATGACTAATGCTGAATTGTCATTAGAAGATTGCGAGAAAATTTTTAGTATTCCTTTTATACAGCAACTTAATACAATGTATATGTGTGGTAATCTCGGTGATCCAATTGTAGCAAAAGATACCCTTGAAATTTTTAAGTATTTTAGAAAGCATAATCCCAAAATGTGGTTGAGTATGAATACTAATGCTGGTGCCCGTGATTCCGAATGGTGGGAAGAATTAGCAAGTATATATGGCCGAATGGGTGCTGTTATTTTTAGTGTAGATGGCCTCCGCGATACTAATCATTTGTATAGGCAAAATGTCAATTGGGATATAGTAGAACGTAGTATGCGAGCATTTGTTGGAGCAGGTGGAAGAGGCCGATGGGATTTTTTAATATTTGAACATAACGAGCATCAAATCGACGAAGCAGAAGCAATAGCAAATGAGATAGGCTTTGAGAAGTTTATAAAAAAGAAAACTGGACGATTCTTTAGCAGTGCTAAAAATAAAGGCAAGGAAGAACACCAGGCAGTAAATCGCAAAGGTACAAAAACACAGACATTAACAAAACCTAAAAAAGAAGAGCATTTAAACAGGGCTATCGCAAAGGAAGAACAGTTAATAAAACAATATGGTAGTATGATGGAATATTATAATACTTGTAAAGTTAACTGTAAAGTACAAAAAGATGCGAGTATTTATATAACAGCAGAGGGATTGCTTATGCCTTGCTGTTGGACTGCTGGTCGAATGTATAAATGGTGGCATAAAGATTACAAAGTCGAACAGGTTTGGGATTTCATTGATCGTGCCGGCGGTAAAGAAGGAATTAATGTAATAGACAATAATCTTCGAGAAGTAGTTAATACTAATGGTATTTTACAAGATATTGAAAGTAGTTGGAAAATTAATAGCCTCAAAGAAGGCAAATTAGGTGTTTGTGCCCAAAAATGCGGATCGGAATTTGACCCATTTGGTGAACAATTTAATTAGAATTAGTTCTATTGAGAATTAAATTTAATTTTCTAATATTGTTTTTATTGTGTAGAATAAGTTTAGTTCCGGTGTGTAATGGTTTCGGCCATGCACCAATATTAACCCACGCATATCCCACGTGCTCGTCATTTAATATAGGATGAAATTCATCGACAATTAAACTGACAAAACTGGCATAATTAAAACCATCGTCGTTGCTAACAAAATTGTCAAACGGTATTGTTTTAATAATTTTTGGAAAAGCAAGTAATTCTTCGTCAAGTTCTCTCTGTAATGCTACGCCCAATGTTTCTCCCTCTTCAACTTTTCCACCGAAGAAACTCCAAGTTAATGGATGCGAACTATCTGCAGAACGGAGGCCGAGTAATATACGGTTCGTCCTGATACTTAAAAAGATGGTGCCTACTGCCTTTATCATTGTAATGTTTTATATGTATATTTACATGATTTACAAAACCACAGATTTTTTTTGTCGTCGACGTATAATTGCTTTGAACACCTAGGGCATTGTATTAACGTATGCCTCACATTGTCTTTTGCTACAGCATTATTCTCCAAAATCCTGGTAGGTATCTTCCTTGATATGAATCCATCCACTGTGTTCCGTTCCATTTGAATTGATCTCCGGTGTAATTGTTCTGTATGTAAGTTATCTCTCCGGTGCTTGAAGCATCAAAATATATAACCCAATTTGCACCATTATATTGTATAATATCATTTTTATTTGCTACTATATCTCCCCATGCTGTCGTCGATGAACCGACGGCACCCACGTCATCTAATATTAAATATTTTTGATTTGTAGCAACAACCGGTAATGTACCATCCCCGGGATAATTCTTTAATGGATTTATAACTGCGTTAACAGTAAATCCTGTGCCTGGTAATGTGTCTGTGTCGACATTAAATGTAACACGGTTTGGTGTATTTGTTTCTGTGATAGTGCCCACAATGTCATTTGTGGATACTTCTATGTCAGAACTTAACCGCAAATGTATTTGAGTTACGCCACTAACTAGGTTGTATGAATACTCCTCAATTAATTCGGCCCAACTCATAGGTTTGCCATCCCCTCGATCATTTATACCAGCATAGTTTAATAATTCCAACTGCCCATTTGAAACTTTTAATGATGCATTTTTTGGTGTAATAATATCTCTAGTTAAGTAGTCTGTGCCTCCAAAGAAATCATAAGCATCTGCATCAAAGTCTTCTGGATATTCGTGTATTCTTGTTGTAATTTGTTCGATAACTCGTCGTTGTTGTATTTTAGCAGGCGGGCTAATCCACACCGGCATAGTAAATGTTATTGAACCAACATCGATTTGTGAATCAATACCTTGTGGTACACCCCTTGAACTCCAACTTATATCGGTTAATTCAACAACAACAAGAGATGTCCAATCTAATATATTTGTACTACCTTGCAATTCAATAGCAGGGTTGAATAGCACTAATATCTGTTCAAAAAGTTGTAATTTCTGATCAGAATTACTTGTCCATACATCAACCTGCATTGTTAGGGTATATGGAACTGGCATTAGGCGTTCGGTACTATAATGGTTTCCTGGCTCATTGGTGTATTCATTCAATTCTTGGTCATATTTCCGTTCTGTTATAGTATCCTTTTCAACATGGAATGGATTTAGTGTTCTCGACCGATCTGGCTGTAATGTTAAAATATGTGCTGTAATAAATGGACAGGAATTAACAACATTTTCGCTATTATTTCGTAAAATGTGTCCAACCATTCGTTGCATATCTGCATATCGACAAGGAACTCTTATAAATTTCGTATCGCCATCTTTACCTTTTCCAGTTTTGATTAATAGTCCACCAAATAATCGTGTAAATTGTAAAATATATCGACGAAACTGCTCATCGTAAAAGTATCCTGCTTTATTGTATCTGCTTGTCATTTATGTTCTCTTTAAAAATCTGATTTTGGTTTTACTATGTTGCTTAATCCTTGTTTTGATGGTGTGCCATTATCAATTACATTTGCATTATCAGTAAAAGTACGTAACACCGTGTTGGCGGCACGCCATACTTGCCGATGATCATCCTCAACTTTAATCCATCTTGTACCTTTTTTAAGAAACAGTCGATGTGGGTTAAAGTCAGTCCTTAGAAAGTAGTCACCAGCAACTGCGGATTCAGGAAATGTTGCGCCACTGCCAACCAGTGATGCGCCATTAGGTGGCGTTCCATCGGCTTCCCAAATAGATTTCTTCCCACTTTCAGCATTATAATATAGATGACCAGTTTCAAATCCATGTTTTGGTACTTCATTTTCACTTTGCTCAAGCATTGCTTCACTGATTTCTAATTCATTGTTATATGTACTGAGTATGTGTTTCAAATCATCTGCTTTATCACCATCGCCGAGGATATCACGGTATTCGACAGTATCTTGTAATCCTTGACATTTAACACGTATAAGATGAGGCCACCAATTTGCATCAAATCCGGCGGCTTCTCTTACTACATCTTCAACTACATAAAACTTTCTTATTGGTCCTTTGGAATTGTCAAGGCCAGTATCATCAAGTAGATGTGGTAGTTCGAGTACATCACCGCTCATTATTTTACGACCCAGTACCGTCATATGATCATTCAAATGGAATGTCATAAAAATACTATCGTTTGCTAAGAATAAACCAAATTGGGTTAAATCAAAATCATTGTCTGCTGGCTGGTATACACCTCGCATATCATATACATCTTCGTCATATTTGCGATCCCTGTTTTCAAGGAATAATAAATCTTGTATCTTTGTCTCTGCAACAATATCCTCTGATGTTTTTCTCTTACTATAATTTGGTTGTGTAGCGTCTTCTTTATCTACAGTACCGTCGGCATTAATTGTTTCACCTTGGTCATATATACCGATATACTTATGTATAAAGACACCAGTGCCGCCGGCATATATGTGTTCCCCGACAATTCTGTCGACGAATTTGTAGTCATTTCCTTTTTCTGGCTTCCAAAGTGATAATCGAGGCATAGTTAAATTTCTTTATTATATTTATCGCTTTAGGGAAGGTTGACAACGATTCGAAATGTAGTATAATATACGAATGTTAATTTAGGAATTGGAACTATGGCTAGAAACTCACGAAAACGAAAAACAAAAACAACTGCTGGTAATTACCCGGCCCCTGTGTGGGATCTCTATCAGGACGAAGAAGCAATGGATATAGATCAAGCAAAATTATCAAAAGCAGTACAAGATGGATTCCGCCACTATAATCTTAAATATAAAGCCAAAGATGCTAAAAATTGGTTTATTCAATATCTGAAGAAAGAAAAGGTAGATGCAACTAAAATAAAGCATATTAAAAAATTAGATGATTGGCAAGTTGGCAATACATACGGGTCACTGGCTAAAATGTTAATGGACGGATGTCCTAAAATAGACAAATATACAGATGCAATTAACGATAAACTCGAAAAATTACTTCTAGTTAAAATTGGCAACGATGATGAAAAGAAAAAAACGGCTAAACAACTTGCCCCGGTAATATCAATACAAGAACGGATGAAGGAAAAACTTAATGAGTTTTTAGGACAGCACGTCGAAAACGAGATTGATGATTTTTTTCAAAATAAGTTTAAAAGCAAGTTTAGGTTATTAGATGCATTACAGGCACACACAATAACAGGTAAAGCCGCTGGTATGATTTCTGATATGTATTATCAGGAAGTAAAAGATCTAACGGAATTATTAAATCCCCCAAAAGAACAGGATGATATGTTTGTCCAATTAACCGAAGGTTACCCATATAAAAAGACTGAGTTAAAAAAGATTTTAGTATTTTATACAATGTTAGTAGAAGATGCTGATCATTATGCAAATTCACAAAAAGCGACTCGCAAGATTAGGGTTAGAAAAGCACCAAGTTTGGAAAAAATAGTTGCTAAATTAAATTATAAACTAAATGATGATGCTTATAAACTAGTGTCAATAGATCCTAAAAAAATTGTAGGTGCACAAGAGTTATGGGTGTTTAATACTAAAACTCGTAAATTAGGCAAATATGTTGCAAGCAATGGGTTTAGCACTGGCGAATTAGGTATCAAAGGCACTAGTATTACCGGGTTTGATGACACGAAGAGTATACAAAAAACGGTTCGTAAACCAGATGTAACCCTAAAAGAGTTTCAACAGGCTGGGAAAGTTGCTTTACGTAAATTCTTAGAAGAGATAAAAGCAACCGATATAAAATTAACTGGCAGGATTAATAAGGAAATAATTCTTTTAAAAGTTATTTAACATTATTGTACTAAATAGTATGATGCTCATTAAGTGGGTTTTAATAATATCGTTGTTGTGTGTCCCTTTGCAAGTATCAGCATTGCAATTGTTGTTTGTCAGCACGGATTG